CAAATGGTTCTAAAAGAGACGGCAGTTTGTAAACCACATCTCGCACCAACTCTCGTGCTTTCGTCTCTATCAGAACTCTGTCAACTTGCACATCCGTGTTTACAGGCAGCGCTTGAACGTCGCGTGGGCGGTGCACAATCATCAGCATCGCAGGAATGCTTGTTATCCTGGATGCTAGAAACTCTTCAGCTCCCTCAATGATTGTGAAAGCTGTCGTCTTGGGGTGCTTGATAACGACTGGTTGAGTCGATCTATTTCCCGTTAGCGCGTCGCGTAACTTGAGGGTGTCGATAGTTGGAACTCCAACGACCGCAAGAAGTGGAACTATTTCTTCGCGCCCTTCTCCATTCAGCTTCGCTGTTCTGGCTTCTCCGCTTTGGAGTTTTAATTCCCCACCCTCGATTGGCATATTCAATAGAAGAAGGTTGGCCGTTGTTTCCCCTAGCGCCGGCTTCAATGGAGCGCCAAACTCGAGGCGGCGCTCAAAGTCGCTGACTGCTTGCTCAAGTTGGCGTTTAAAAGGGTCTACGTTCTTTCTCAATGCGCCGGTTTTAGTTGACCTTTGTAGGTTCTCTTCTAAGCCTGCATCAATTATGAGTTCTTCTGGGACCCCGGTTGCGGTTCCAATCAACTCTTGTTCTTCTTGGTCTGGCAGAGCGTTCAACACATCTCGCTCTATCACTTCTAATCCAACCCCGCGGATTCTCTCGAATTCAACGAGAGCCTCGGTCTGCCACAAATCAAGTACGTCAAACGGAAGTTTGCTAATCCGGACTTGAAGTTCCGGCATTACTGATCAAGTTGCCGCTCAGCGTCAACGAGTCCTTTTGTTAGTCTTGCGCCTTGGGGATCCTGAGCCGGTCTTGACCCCGCACCCTTCGCCTCTTCAAGTGCAGCACGTTGTGACGGCGATCCAAAGAAGAGTTCACTTAGAATTGTGTCGCCACCCTCAATCTCTTTCAATCCCAACTCTGCTCTCACTTCATTTATTGTCCGGAAAGACTTGACTTCTCGTTCCCGTATCTCCGAGTCTTCCCCTCGTTGTCTTTCCATACCAGTAAACTCTAAATGGTATGTAGGGTCGAATCTACTGATGACGTGAATGTTGAGGAGGTTTGACAAGAACTTCAGCAGGGGTTGCAAACCTCTCTTCTGAGACATGGTCTGTTTGGCTTCAGCACTTGACTCGAAGGTAGTTGCCGAACCCACAGCGCCTACCTGCCAGTTAATCTCACTCGGGTCCATCTGGAATACGGCGGAGGCCTCCTTGACTAAAAAGTTAAGCAGTTCAGAGTACTCGATATCCCTATTTGATCGGTCCAGTTGCACCCAATCGATATCCCCATCCTTGCCGATATGCAAAACCGGAGGTCTCCAGTACGCCGCTGCATTTCGAATAGCTTCTCGGAAGTCTCTCCGGAAGGTGTCCATCTGATCAGGAGGAGCATCGCCTTTCACGACCATGATACCCTTCGAAGTACCACCCTGAGTCAGCTGGCCAGCGTTATAGCTCTCGGCATTGAGCATTGTGCTCACTACTCTAACCAGAATCTCCAACTCTGGAAGACCGTAGCCAGCGTTGACCAGTGCCGTTGATGGGTTTCGGACCCCAAAAATCATCTGTTGTCTGGTAAACTCAGCTACGACTCTGTCCTGCAACACCTGCGCATAAAACAAAGTATCCTCATTTGGCTGGAAGTACTCAAGACTGGCTTTCAGCTTCCGAATGGTAGCAGAGTCAACTGCCACAAGATAGGCGGGAAGTCCATCTCTTCTTGGGACTATTTCTGCGCACGCCTGATCCAGTATCAGGCTGTCTCGCATGAACTTCCTGGTGAAAGTCTCCAGCAGATCCTCTCCGTGCTGCGGAGTTCCCACAGTAAGGATCCACGCAGTCAGCTGCTTCATGATCTCAGGATCACCAGTCTCATTCTTATCAATCTTGGTAATACGGAAACCAATATCGTAGGGGTCTTGTTGGGGCTGGGTAAAAGCAGCGACTTGGTTAATTCGAGTGCCGATGATCGCTCCGATGATCGGAGTCTTCGACATTCTCCTTAAGTCAAAGAAACCTAAACGCTGGGACCCAATGCCAGTCCTGCGAGTTAGAAAGTCAAAGCCCATGAACATACTCATGGGATCAAAAAAGACAGCTTCCGGAGACCCAGCTGTATCTCTGGCTTCCTGTATTGCCTTTTCAAGATTCTGTTCGACGATCTGCGCGCCGAAGCTGTCGCCGACCATGTGACGGACTCTCTGACTTAAGGTTGCCTGCATGGTTCTTATCTCTTAAGAAGGTTGTATAAACATACTGCTCTACTCGTTAGTCCCACGTCACGTTGAACAATGATTGCGACTTCGCAGCACAAGTAGCGTGCCACATAGCCATGACTATATCATCATGGAACGCTTCATTCCCTATCTTGCCTCGACGTTGACGAACACCGTTGAACTCCTGAATCAAAAGATCAGTCTTCTGACGATCTAACGTATTCTTATACGGAAATCTCCAAACCCCGTTCTCGAACATTGGTCTAAAGCTGAGGATTCCGTTCTCCAAAGATCCCTTGTTCGAGTGGGTAACTGTGTGACCCACTAACGGTAGCGCAGTCCTTTCGAACAAGTTTGTATACACTCCTTGGAATACGTTGTCTTCCAGATAACCAAGTGTCACGTTGAACAATTGACACCATAACTCGATCTTATGAATCTGTTCTTGCATGGAGGTTACTCTAGCCCTCCAAAAATTCAAGGGGATGAACTCTTGCGCGACCTCATCCCACAACACCGCAAATAAAACAGTGAAGTCGCCATCCAAAGAGCCTGGCACTGAAAAGTCCACTCCCAGAAAGACTTTCCCCGAGCCAGTATAGGTGTTTTCGTAGCTGAGCGATGTGTCCTTAAGAGGCTCGAACAGTGACGGCGGAAAGATGGTGGTCTCTTCAGACAGCGGGTTGTTCTGGTACTCTTTCGAGAAGGCAATTGCTCCAACCTTCCTCCGCAGAGCCATCAGATCGTCGTAAGTGTACCTCTCCGGCCAGAGGACTGTCTGCTCCTCGTCACTGATGACGGCTTGAAGCTTCTCTCCGATATACTCCTCATTCGCCTGGAGTTCGTGATACAGATCTGCCCGATCCTGGGCCGTGCCGACCATGACCAGTTGGGGTCGGTACCCCGCTTCTCTCTTCCACTTCTGGCCCTTATCCTTCATCGGGATGATGACTTCATTCAAGTGCCGGCGAGTCTCTGTCTGATGCTCAATAGTCAAGCTATTGGACTCGTTCAGGATGTCGTCGCAGACTATCAATTGAGGATGGCGACCACGAAGAGGGGACCCCATACCCTTCGCCTTAATGGACTTGCCATTAGTCAGCTCTATTTCTGTTCGAGAGAAGTACGTATCCCGCTTCTTCTTCGGCACAAGATGTTGAAGTGACGGTCTCCCATAAAGCAAATCTTTGAGCTTATCAAGGTTCTCAACCGCAGACGGTTGATCTGGACCCAGAATCATGACTTCTCTGACCCAGTCATCGTACTTGATCTTCCAGATCGGATAACCTCTAGCAAGGGACGAAGACTTTCCGTGATCTCGCGGAGCCATCTCGCACACATCCATCCCCGTGGCTAACCTATCAGCCCATCGACGATGATGAAGCCCTATGTCAAAGCCTAACTCCACTCGTTGGAATACGAGAAAGTCTGTCTTGCACAGGTGTGCTACAGCAGTCCGTAGGGTTGGGACACCTTGCTGAATTATAGACCTATCAGCGGCCGGTATGTTTTCAAGGGGTAGCATTAATGAGGACCAAACTCTGAGTCCTCAGTACCGTACTGCAACTCACCTGAAAGAAGCATCTCCTTCAGAAGATGGGCTGTGTCTTCACTCATCTTAAACCCTAAAGCTCCGATCAGAGCGTTGGCTTCCACTGCCTCTTGAGCTGCCTCCAGCGGCGACTTCATCATCGACGCAATGTTCTTAATCATGTTATTGAGCAGCTCCCTTTCAGGCTTCAGGCGCCGGTCGAAATACCGAGCATTGCTCTTCTGAGACTCAAGTTCTTGCCGTTGCATGTGGTCAACTCGCTCTCTCTGAGCAATGATCTGACCCGCCAGTTCTCTAGCGAAATCTAAATCAATCCGGCCACCCCATCTCTCAGCCATCTCCTCAGCGTAAGGCAGCTCAACCTTCAACTTTGTTTTCTTCAGATTCCGAAACAGGGTGGCTGCTGAGATTCGATATTCCTCACCCTGTTCTATGAGCCATTCTTCAATCTTCCTGTACGGAATGCCTTGCATTCGCATGGAGATTATGATCTCACAGAACTTTGACTTCCGGACAGCACATCGTACAGAAAGCCTTCCCCTGACTCTCGCAATCATACCCTGCGGATCGGGGAGTTTCTGTAAGTCTCGTCCCATTTCTCAACCCTCTGAGTTAACCCTTCAGCTAACCGCGAAACTCAATGTCTCAGTGCATCACTCTTACGCCAAGGAACCTC